TACATCCTGCTATCTCCAGACTGGGAAGAAGTTTCATAATTGCTATCTGTTTACTCATTTGGACACTTCCCATCTATCAGAAGTTCCAGCAAGAATGCTTTGATTTTATTAAGCTTTTCACGGCTTTCTTTCTCGTAAAATGGATTAAAAGATACGTTTTGGTACAAATCCCATTTAAATTTGTCTTTGGGAAGGCAAGCATCTTCCTTCCTTTTGAGTCCAAATACGCTCATACCATAAATTGAATAGTTGAATGTGGCACTTGCTGTCGGAACTTCATTCGCAACTCTTTTACAGAGTCCATAAATTTCGTCAATTTCTTTCTCGAACATTTCTTTATCCTCCTTATTCCTTACTGCCAGTCTGCTTTCATCTGGCGAACCGCCCATGCTGCCGAGATGCCAAAAAAGATGTTCAGCCAAATAGGTATGTCCACATATTTCCCGGCAAGCATACAAACAGCAATCAGCGCATACTCTTTCATTTCATTTCTCCCATAATCCACGCCAGATTGCTTGCTACCAGTGCGGCTGCGGTCACAATCCATGCAGTGAACCATTTTCTTGCTTTTTTTCTACTTTCTTCGACAATTTCTGTCGCAAGAATGAACTCAAGTTCGTCCCATGTCGGAACATTTTCACATTTATTTGTGCTATTTCTGCTCATATCGTGCTAATTTCTCCTTTTTTGGTATTTACAATTAGCAGATACGAAGTTATAATTAACCTGTACCTACTAAGTGTGGTTTAGTAAGTGCAACGCTCCGGGGCGGAGGTATCAGCTCCCTCCGGGGCACTATCACTTTAATGCTTCTTTCCCTCTCCAGACATATCCTGTTTCTTCCCAAAGTTTCCTTGGAGAGATAACAAATTCTATTCTGCCAGAACCTTTTCTGTCGTGAATCACTTTGTTCCCACGATACGCCGTGCCGATAGGCAGCCATCCATAGATGATTCCTGCTCTGACAGATGGTGTAGGAATGCCTGTCATTTTGCTCACGTCTGATACTGTCAGGCGCTCGTTTGAGAACTCCGGCATCTGTGGGATACCAGATATGATTCTTGCCACTTCTGCGGCAAACTGATGAACCTGTGCATTCTGTTCTACGTAATTATCAACTGCACTCATATAAACCTCTTTTCTAACTGATACTCATTTGAGCATTACAGTCACGTATCATCATTACTGTATTAGTGCATGGATGCCAATTTCTGACATATTCCATAGATTCTTCAAATCTCAGCTTAGGGATGTTATTACGGGCATTTACTGCGAAGTAAGTCTTTATATCCCTGTTGCATTCAGCAAATACTTTCTTGCCAATTTCCTTGTAAGCATTTGACTCTTTCCCACCAAGGTGAGCGATTACGACACTTGACACTAAGTCTCTAATAGATTCCTGCTGTGCGTAGTCAATAGTCATGGTATTTTCAAGTCTGTTAAGCCGCTCTTCGTGATCTAAGAATCCTGTCGCAATAACCTGTATCTGTTCAACTGTCGTCAGTGGCTTCTGGTATGAGCCTGTCTTTCTGATTGTCGGAAGAACTTCATCCATAACCCATGATTCGAATTTCTCTGCCGATGGAAGTTTCGATTTCATAATCAATCGGTACAAATCTCCCTCATTTATGTATGACATTGACTGAATACCACTAGATGTAGGGGTGTCGCGTTTCACGACTCCCTTGCAATGCCTTGATACGGCATCTCTGGGATTGTTATATCCAAGAGCTTTGGCAACATCAGTGCCAACAAAGTACGGTTTACCGTCAATTTCTGCTGTTCGGATGTCCCCGAACTCTTCTGAATTAAAAATCTGTAATTCGTTCATGTTTCTCCTTTCTAATTTGAATTAACTACTTCTTTCTTATCTGATTTTTTCTCCAGATTATTCTCGGAAAAGCTTTCCGTCTTACCGAGAATATATCCTTTGTCAAATTCTGACATATTAGGAATCGCTTCTTTCAGCTTTTCAACGATTCTTTTTTCTTTTTCTGACATATACGCACCTCTTTTCTTGTGATATACTCTCCTGTAAAGGAGGTGTTCATTTGATAACAAGATATCAATATAAAATATTGAAAAAAGCTTTAAGAAATTGTGGATTTACTCCTAGTAATCAGCGTGAAGCAGATGCTTGCAGATACCTTTTCAGTAAAAAGTGCTTTATGCGTTCAAGGTCGCAAGACCACGCATATGAAATCACACAAGCGGGTGAAGTCGCCATGAAAGCATATTTTCAAGATATATCCAGATTTTGGATAACAACTATTCTGTCAATCATTGCGCTGATTACCAGTCTTTTCTCAATTTCTATACAAGCAGAGCCACTATTGCAATTATTAGAGAAACTATTGCAATAACTCCCAATACATGTGTATCGGTAGACAATGAATCTACATAATGTGAATACATTTGCAAAGTTTCTTTCACTGTAAATTCAACGTCTACCTGTTCACATGGTTCTTTCTCAAAGATACAGTCCATATCTACTGCCCCGCCAAACGGAATAGGCTCATCTGGAGGAACAATCCTTCTTTCTGGCATCTTTAAATCACCTTTTTCACCTGTCAGAACTGCTTTCTTGATTTTGTTTGTCTGGTCTTGCAAATCCCAGATACGATTCCACAGGTCAGAAATTGTTTTGTCGATTTCTTTTTTCTTGCGCTTCACTGTTTTTTTTACCTCCTTTGTTGTACTTTGTACACTCTTAATATAATACTATGTACAACTTTTGTCAAGCACTATTTTTGTACATTGTACAATTTTTAATATTTACTTTTTTAATTATGTGGTGTATAATCTTATTTGAAAGGAGGTGTACGAATTGAAAAACAGAATAAAGCAAATAAGAAATTCTAATCCTAATTGGAAGAGTCAAGATTTATTTGCAAGCTTTTTGGGAATACCAAAGGCAAATTTATCCAGTTATGAAACCGGAAGAAGAACTCCTACAGACGCAGTAATTCAATTAATCTGTGAGAAATGTTCTGTAAACGAAGAATGGCTAAGAAATGGAACTGGAGAAATGTTTCAGCCAGAGAACAAAAATGATGAAATTTCTAAGCTGTTCGGAAATGTTCTAAAGTCTAGTGACGATGATTTTAAATACCGTCTCATCAATGCTCTAGCAAAGCTGGATGATTCTGGATGGGATAACTTAGAAAAGCTCCTAGACACGATTTACGAAAAGAAATGAGAAAATAGCCAAGGGCAATGCGCAAACCCTTGGCTTTTCTTTTTAACCGATTAATGTTTTTATGAAAATGTATATCGACCTCAGCCAACATCTGTTTTCTATTTTTTCTATCATTTCAATAATCTCTTTCTTATAATCCATAAATAACCCTCCCTGTCACAACTACCACCTACACTACAGTATATGTCCGGCTGTGGGAAATAGAACCGAACATTCGTTCTCTTTTGCTATTATACCACCTATTCCGACTCTTGGCAACTGCCAATGATATACATGAACTCTCACTATTTTATAGAAAAAAACATTTCTTTTTCATCTAAATCACTCTATTTCATTCTAAATCTTTACAATATGCTCTTAAAATGATAGAATAAAAATACCACGAATAACCGTACTTTACATAATATTGCAAAATCAGCGGTACAAAATACATAATCCGCATGAAAAGTGCGAAGCGTGGCGAATAAAATTACATAGAGGAAAAAAACTAATGGCTAATAACAATAATCTTCCATGGTATTTAAGGGGATTCTGGATTTTTGCGTTAGGAATGTTTACTGGCGGCATTTACTGGATTATCGGAATCGCTATCAGAATCAGCAAAGCGTCCAGAAAACGTGATTATATTTCGCATTATCCGTCTGATTTACATTTTGACTCTGGCAAGATTCCTAAAATAAAGAAGCCAAAATCTGCGCTAACTTTTTTCGGAATAATTGTCAGCGTATTGTGGACTCTTCTTGTTATTTGGATGCATTCCAGTACTCGCGCTGAAGATGATGGACTCTTTTGGGGAGTTATGCTGGTATTGTTTTGGATTGCTCTTTTTATTATAAAAGGACTCATCTACGGAACAAAAAAACTTATAAATAAAATCTTTATGAAAGACAGTAATGGTAATTCTACTGTTGAGGAAACGGTATTTACTCCACCAGCACAGGACGAATACGTTCCAGAACCGATTACACCTGAGTCATTCCCGGAACCAGCTCCAGTTCCAGAACCTGAAGTCCCACAACTTCCAGTATATGACACAATGGAGGGACACGATTTCGAATACTATTGTGCTGATCTACTTCGTAATGATGGCTTTTATAATGTAGAAGTCACACAGGGAAGTGGCGATCAAGGGATTGATATACTGGCAGAGAAAGCCGGAATCCGATATGGGATACAGTGCAAATGCTATTCGAATAATATTGGAAACAAAGCAGTGCAGGAGGCATTTGCCGGAAAGACGTTCTACCATTGCCATGTTGCAGCAGTTCTGACAAATAGGTATTTTACCCGTTCTGCGAAACAACTGGCAGAAAAAGACCAAGTACTTCTCTGGGATAGAGACGAACTTGAAAGACTCGTAGAAAACGCTGAAAGCTAAATAAAAACCACCCCGGCATTGGCGTACCGAGGTGGCGTTTATACATCTCCGAAGAAATGTAATATTCTGGCAAAACATATTGTATCATCTTCGGAGCAGTCGGACAAGTCAGAAAGTTTGTTCGGCTGTTATTTTTATACCTAAATACAGCTACAGAAAGAGGGAATAAAAATGGCGAAGAAAAGAAAGAAATACCCGAAGCTCCCTAACAGTTTCGGAACAATACGGCACCTGGGCGGCAACCGCAGGAATCCATTTGCGGTCCATCCTCCGGCAGTACTGGATAAAAAGACCGGAAAGCCCGTCCGACCGCCTGCAATCTGCTATGTAGACGACTGGATTAAAGGATTTACTGTACTGACCGCATACAAGGCAGGAACATATCAGCCAGGGATGGAACGAGACCTTGAGATATCACCTACAACGGACGTAGATACCCTTGTTACTCGTTTGATTGCTGACTACAATACAATCAAGGGTGTCGAGGATAAACACCCGGAAATCAAGAAATTGACGTTTTCAGAGGTATATAAGAAGTTTTACGCATGGAAGTTTCCAGAGGGTTCAAAACTTTCTTATAGTTCAAAGATAGCTTACCAGACCGCTTACTCGAACTGCACGACTCTGTACAATCGTATCTTTGAGGATTTAAAAGCGCCTGATCTGCAAAAGGTAATTGATGACTGCCCGTTAAAACGTCAGAGCCTTATGGCAATTCTTACGCTGTTCAAGCAGATGTATAAATATGCTGTTTACTCAGAAATTGTAACAGAAAACAAGGCTTTGTATGTAAAAGTCAACGCGGATGACGACACTGAACATGGAACACCATTTTCTGACAATGAGTTAAAAATTCTCTGGAAGAATTCTGCTGATCCGGAAGTGCAGCTTATATTAATCATGTGTTATTCTGGCTGGAGAATCGGTGAAGTGCTTAAATTGACAACTAACTTGGAAGAGAGATACTTCCAGGGCGGTATCAAGACTAAGGCAGGAAAGGACCGCGTAGTACCAATTCATTCGGCGGTATACGAATTTGCTAAGCAAAAGGTTCTTACTCAAGGTGGGAAGCTCTGTGTATATACTCAGCAGCACCACCGCAACGCCCTGTTCTATCCTACACTCGAACGTCTTGGAATTGTTGGCAATCCGAAACACACGCCACACGACTGCCGGCATACTTTTTCCATGTTATGTGAAAAATACGGCGTCCGGGAGAACGACCGGAAGCGAATGCTCGGCCACTCTTTTGGTGGAGATGTTACAAACGCGGTATATGGACACAGGACACTAGAAGAACTCCGAACAGAGATTGAAAAGATAAAAGTCCCATTTGTGACTAACTGTGACTAACGGAATCTTATTTTATCAATTTTATTCATCACAATTCAGAACATAAAAACGCGTGAAACCCTTGTAAAATCAACATTCTCAGCGATTTTGCAAGGAATTCACTCATTTCATTTTCATTATTCTAATTGTATTCAATCAGGATATTAATTAGAACTATACAAATGTCAGAAAGTCCTTTAAATACAGTACTTTAGAGGATATTTAATTAGGAAATGATTTTTTTATTTGTGACTAACGTGTGTCCAACGAACTAATAGGATTTACAAAACGAAATGATACAATATGTTATAAGAAACATGATTCCCGGGGTGCTATCCCCGGGAGTTTTTACATTTTTTAAAGCTTCCTGCAGGTACATATTCTTGCACAAATCCTTCAGACGGGTGTCCAAGTCGGACAAGATAATATTTCTTTCCGGCAGAATCCTTAATGGTTGCTCCTTTAATTACGTCTACCAGGGTGCTTTTCTTGATTTTTGGCCAGAGTGTAGATTTTGTCTTTCCGGCATCCACAAACGTTTGGGTATCTTTACTCATTCTGGCTACGTAAGCAACTGTTTCGGTGTTTGTAGCAGAGTTAGAAGAATTCTGTTCTGTGTAGAATCTTCTTGCCTGGTAAAACTTAGCGCTGTGGGTATATGTGAGTCCATTTTTATAAGAAGGCGTTCCTGATCCATGCCCAAACAGCATAGGAATTCCATTTTTCCAGCCAACGAATCCCTCCACATGCCTTGCCTCGCCAGTTCCAAAATATATCAAATCGCCTACCTGGAGTTTTTTGTAGTCGGCTTCTGTCAGATGGTCTTTTCCACCGTAATAAGCTACCTGAGTGCCTTTTTCCACCTGTTCCCCTGTCCAAGTTCCGATCTGAATACCATAGGCCTTTTCAAATGATTTCCACCAAAGAGAACTACAATCTGAATAGCCGTTAAATACCTGGCTTCTGAGATCAGATTGTGTGTACTGATTCATCCCTTCTCTTGACTCAGCAAGCTCTACCGCTTTGAATGCTCCTTTTGACACTGTCTCATCTCCTTCATTGTCATCTATATTATCATATTGTGTGAGGTTATTTTGATTGATAATTAACATTACCTGCTGCACATAATCTGGATCCGTTGCGTAGCCTCCATCCCAAATCGCCTGGATACAGGTTTCTGGGCTGGATTGATTACATGCAAAGGCATATCTTTCCAGACTGGTGATCAAATCGAAATAGTCTGATACGGATTCTTCCAGACTATCATAAGCCCGGAATAGGTCTGTGATTGTCGTAAATGTATGACCGTCATAACATTCTTTCGTTTTTGAGCTGTAGACTTTTCCGTTCCAATTCGTTCCGGCTTTGATTCCAAAATAAGCATTTGCTTTTACCATCATGTCCGATGTACCCCATCCTGTTTCTAGTGCCGCCTGAGCAATGCAGACAGATGGAAGAATCCATTTTCGACCAGATGATTTTCGGTTGCGGTATTCGTTCATAGCGTATCTGGACAATGTAGTGATAAAATTTTTAACTTGTGCTGATGACATATTTTTCTCCTGATTTTATTTCTGCGTATGTATTTGTAACACAATTATATCATTTTGAAAATCAATGTCTCTCTACCAATTTAAGGCCCTCTTTAGTTAAGCAACCATATACGACTTAATATTGTTAATAGTGGCTTGACTAATTCCGATGCTCAAAAGATAACTAATAATCTTATCATTAAATGTTGCCCCATTGAAAGTTTTAATATAACTTACCATAGATACATATTGAGCAAACTTCCTAGACGTATTCGGATTATCAGCCTTATAACTTGCATACGCAAATTCTGTAAGTTCATAATCTTTTGCTATATCGGATTCGCTCACACCTAAAACACCTAGAATCAAAAAAGCAAGTGTTCCAGTTCTATCTCTACCACCTTGGCAATGGAAATATATCGCATTACTTTTTGATAACTTTTCTTCAATTTTTTCAAAAATAGATTTTATTAATCCTTTTGTTATAGTGTCTTTCAAACCTGTATCATATGGTTGAATAGGATAACAATTATAATCAACAAGAGTACCGATAGGCGATTTTGTATTACCAACATCCGTTCTTAAATCAATGTCAGTTTTTATTCTTATTCTATCAAAAAGTTCTTTTTTACCTTCATGTGTTAATTCCACACCGACTCCGGTATCATCAAGTTCGCAACCTCTAAATAATAATCCGTATTTAATTTTACCATTTGGCGTAAGCCAACCACCTAAATCACGAACATTTTTTAATCCGTCAATTTTTAACATATGCACTTGTCCAATAGTGGTAAAACACCCTTCTTTAATTACAATTAAATTGTTGTCAAAATCAGTACCACAAACTTTATAGTAATATGTTGCATTTGGGATTAAATTATATACAGCAAAATCACTTATTCCACAAGGAATATCATATGATTTCACAGCAACTGTATCAGCAATAGGAATTAATTTGTTTGTAGAAATATATAATATTTGATTTTTTATATCTCTATTTAATTTCCATTTAACAACCATTGGAAAACCACAATCTTTTCTATAATAAACAGATGGTGCAGAATATGTACCAACTTGTGTTATTGTGTATTCTTGATTTGTGTAATCAACATCTTCAACAAAATCTCTGACCTGTGGATTATCAATGTTTATATCGGTTAATTCATTTCCAATATTATCCGTTGAACAATTTAACACATAATTATCCAAATAAGGTAATAGATTACCCTCGTTTAACTGCCATTTTTTTATATTAGGAATATCCGAGCCTTTTCCTGTGGAACGAAGTTGAAATCTTAGATGATTAGTGTTTTCAATAGTTGTAAATTTAAAAAATTTTGAAAAATTATTAATGGTGTTACTTGCATAACCTAAGAACCTCATATCTTTGTCATAAAAAATAACACTTAACTGTAACTCATAAGGGATAGATTCACTACCATTTGAAAAGGTGTATTGAGTATTCGGAAGAACATTAATAGTTTCATTTGTTGCCGAATAATTATCATTATTATCAAGAAACAGTTCACCGCCGTGAGAGCCTGTGAGAGGAATGAATGCTCGAGGTAAAAAATTAACATCAAAAATGTTGTAAGTTTTAACATACAAATCTTCCTTTAGCGAAGCAACATCATCTGTGTTTTTCTTAATCTGCTGCGCCTGCTCTTCTGTAGCTCCAGGTTGTACGGGGTTCTCTTTAAGATATTTATTTACTGCATTTTCTATCTCTTCTGGATTCAGTCCGCTAATACCTTTCTGACATAAATCGTATAAATATTTCTCTACCCGTGTAATTGGATCCGGGACATTTCCGGTATAACTCCCAGTTAATTTAGCAAGATATTTCTCTTTTCTTGTTATCGGATTATCTACCATAGTTACTCCTTTCTGAATGAACTTTACATTCTGAGACTGTCTATTTTAATTATATCACGTAGACGATTTATAGCTCTGTACCAATCAACTAATAGTACGGTCAGGGCTTGGATTTTGATGGTTTTTGGGAAAATAAGGACTTATTTCGGTTTTTATGGAAAATGCGCTCTTATTTATTATTTCCAAGTGCTAGGCAATGACGAATAAAAACCTAAACTTTTACAGTTATAATAGCAGTCATCTGTCTTTTTTTTTCCTAAATATGGATATTTTTCATAAAAATTGGGTGCTTGGCGCAAATTTGAACAATTGTAAAATTCGTTCTCGAATCCTCGAGTTGAATTATCTATGTCTACGTTTTTCAAAAAATCTGTGCCAACTGTTACCAATTTTTTACATCCATTAAAATTGTTAATAAAATCAGATAAACTTTGAGTAGATAAAAATCCTTCTTCGACAGTTGTAAGCTTTGAGCATCCAGAAAATAATAATTTTGCTTGTTTTAATTTGCTACATTTTCCAAACATTTTCCCAGAAACTTTCTCTATTGAAGAATTTGAAAAAGTTGAAGTAATCGTTGCTAAATTTTGTAAGTAGTCAAACATAGTTTCTGGATATTCACTGATATTTACTTTGTAAAATGTAAAAGCAAGTTCCGTTAAACTCGGAACTAATGAAAAAAAGTTTTCTGGAACAGATTGTAAATTAATGCATTCGTCAAATAAAAAAGCACCGATTTGTGAGTATGGGAAATTGGAAGTAGCCGGAAGCGGAGAAAGAACTCTTGTCAGTCCACCTGCGTAATGATTCGCTCCAACAATTCTTCCGAAAACCATATCTGTAATATTTCCTGTGATTGTAGCGGTATATGTCTTAGTTCCTGAGCTATGCGTCAAATATCCTGCTTGAGCATTTTTGTCATAAAGGTTTACATTTTTATGTTTATCGGCTAGATATTCGCTTGTCCCATCTCCCCAATCAATGTTTAGTCCTGTTCCTTTCACTCCAAACTCTATAGTTTCAAAATATTCAAACTTAAAAATCCCCTTTGATTTCTTCCTCCACAATAATGTATCTCCACCCCATATCTCACTTGTTTCCTTGCCTTTAACAGGAAACCCAGTGATTTCCTGCCTGTTCAAAAACGCCTTGTATATCATCCAATCAACCCTCCTCGAATGTGAAATACAGTGTATCTGTTCGGTCAGTTCCTGCGGCTACAAGAGCGTCATAATCGGCTTTTTTTATTCGTTTTACACATCTTAATTGTGCTTTCTTTAATTGCTCAGAAGTGCTACCAGAGCCACCAGAACCGTCTGTAAAATCATCAATTAATGCCGGAGAAAATTCAGAATCCGAACCGTCCGTAAACTCTGCATAGCTGATTGTCGGCATTTCAGAGCGTGTAAGATTAACTGTTCCAGATATCTCGGGAGTGTATTTCCCCAACTGCTGACTGTTGTTATTGAACGGTGCATTATTGGCAGAATAGGTGTCAATCATGTCTGTAGCGCCGATTTTAAGCGTTCTACTCATGATGTACGAATGAACGTACCATTGCAGTTCCGTAGGTTCCTGATCGTCGTGCTGAATCTGCTTTTTGTAGTAAAGTTCGACTGCCTGTCCAACCATGTTCAGTGGGTTTCCCTGAACCTCGGCGGTATATCCCTGCGCACGATAATATTTCCGCAAATCTTGATTTACGAATACACCATAGCAAATCTTCATAATTGGTTCAGCCCTTGAAATGCCGCCATATTCGTCTGCATCCCAAACGTAATTCAGCCAATCTTCATTCCCGACAAAGAAACTATTTCTGTTGTAATAAACATTGTTATCATATGCTTCCTGCGCTGTGTAGTCGCCTTGCGTAAAGCCGAAGGCTCTATTCGGGTCGGGGTCACAAAATATAACATTCGGGAACCAAATTCTACCCTCTTTTGCGGTAAAACTTTTGAATGTATCAAGATGCACTTCCTCATTGTTGTAGTATTTATAAATGTTCTGATTACCGGTGGTCTGCCCGTATCTGTAACTGTTCTGGCGAAGCTTCAAATACTCAAATTTCCCATCCCTATTCATCCATCCAAAGCGGTCATTCTGTAAACATAAATCTTTCAAAATATTGACTACATTCATCTCGTTTGAGTTGTTTGTATCAGGGACATAGGTGTCGTCCCAATGCAGTTTTGTACTGACTTGTTCAAGCCCCAAAAACTCAAATAATTTATCCCTAAATTGCTTTTGAGTCAGCTTTTTCTTCTTGTCAGTCGTCTGGTTTTTGTACCATCTGGCAATGTCAGTATTTCGTAATTTATACAGATAATCATATGCGATAAAATTACGTGTCAAGGAATTTGCTTTTCGTTCTGCACTGTCGATTTCACCTGTGAAAATTTTGATCCTTGTTCCTTTTCTCTCGATGTAAACTTCAATTTTTCCAGATGGATAAAACTCTTCCGAAGTGCCATTGAACTGATCGTGGTGAGCCTGAAACGTTATCTGGTTGCAGACGCAACCTCCGAAAATGAAATAGCTTTCAGAGCAAATAGACTCCTGCAAAGTAAGCGTATTCTGGTCAATATTTTCATTTGTAAGGTCAGCAAATTCGCCGTTAATCCAGTGCACTGTAACATTGATCGGTTCAGTTTTTTCTTCTTCAACTTCACCAGAACCGCCACCAGAACCACCACTTGAGCTATCGTCAAACGGGTTTTTTCCGTCGTTCGTGACTTTAATTTGAAAACTGTCGGAACCAACAAATTTGGAAGTTCCGTTGACTGTGGCATTATAAGAAACTGTGATGGTCTTAGAACCTGCGGTGGAACTATCGAAGCCAGAAATATCATAATCTGTAATTTCTTTCTCGGTTCCGTCCTGTCTTACTGCCGCTACAGTTAACCCGGTTGGGTCGAACGATTCCCCAATTCTATAATAAATCTTATTTGGGTAATGAGAAATACGGATTCCGACAGTATCAGGAACTACTTCAACGGTAAACATTGCAGTAAACGACTGATATGTAACTGTAATAGTCTTTTCTCCTGCTTCACTACTATCCAAATCAGACACAGTATATCCGTCTGTTAAAACTTCTTTTGAGCCATCTGTCCAGACTGTCGAAATTAGCATCCCAGAAGTGTCTAGTGTATCTCCTTTGGAATATTCTACTTTAGTTGGCAAAGCCGTGATTTCTATTTTGATGATCTCTATGACTACAATATCAAAGGTAGTGGATTGTGTTTCGTAAGCTACATTAACAGTCTTAACTCCAGCGGTTGACATATCTGGATTTGATAATGTATAGCTTGTTGTTTCTTCTACTCTTCCATCGTCATAAGTTGCGTTTACAATCAATCCAGAGCTATCAAATTTTTCCCCTTTTTTGTATTTCAGCTTATGCGGCAATGAACTAATCTCAATTTTGACAAGTTGAACTTCCACCCATTCAACTGTTGCGTTTGAGGCTGACCAAGGAGAACCAGATATGGAATCTTTTGTTTGGTTAATTTTAATCGTTATACCAGAATTACCATCGAAAGCACCACTAGCAATAGTTTTTACATTTTTTCCAATATATACTGTTTTTAATTTGGAGCAAGCTTGGAATAGTGCGTTTCCAAGTTCTTCTATTGACAAGTCATCTGAAATCGTAAACGTTTCAAAGCCGCATTTACTAAAACAATAATCTGGAATTTTTTTAATCTTATTAGATAATTCTATCGAATTTAGTGAGGTACATTCGCTAAAAGCATTTACACCAATTTCCGTAACACTATCCGGAATAACAACATTGTTCAGAAGACCGCAACTGGCAAAGCAGGAAACAGGAATACTTGATATACCTTTCCCTATTGATATAGATCTTAATTCTGAACATGTAGCAAATTGACCAGTGCCATTCCATTTTACAGTCCCGTTTAAAGCCAACGTTTCGATGTTCTTCCTGTTAAAAACATTACTATAAATAGTACCTCCGCGAATAACTAGATTTTTTGCAGAAATATTATATATAGTGCCCCCTTCGCCAGACGATGCAAATATTGCATCGTTGCCTCCTATTTCCAAGTTTTCAAGAGTGCCCCCTTGGAAACAATATGACATACTCTTGAGTGTCGATGGAAGAATCAAATTTTTCAACGAAGAACAACCACAGAATGTACTTCTCCCAATTTCTTCGAGTCCTTCGTGAAATGTCAATTCTGACAGATTCGGACAGTCGTTAAAGCAACCACTTGAAATTTTTACAAAAGATTCTGAAAAAGATAAAGATGTCCCTAGATATTTATTGAAGTTACCGACACCAATTTCGGATATATCATTTCCAAATACAAGATTTTCTAAGCTTGAAAATCTACTACCGAAATTACTCGGAATCTTAGTAATACCGTCGCTAAATACAATCTGCTTACATCTTGTGTATAATGAATTTGGGCAGGCTATACCTTCTGCATTGTCAGATAAGTTATTATTAAATTCGCCGGTTCCCGAAATACTCAATATATTTGTTTCGAGATCGAATATTGCAGTTACATCATCTTTAGTAGGCGTTCCGATTTTCACCGAAAAGGAATCTAAAACTTTTGTTGAAACGGTCGTTGACACTCCAAAATACTCAACCGTTATCAGTAACGAGCCCGGTTCTGTGACCACTACATTATTAACTGTATATCCACTTGTTACATACTCGAAGCCGTCCGAATATGAAACAGTTATGCTATATACGGATATATCTGTAGTTTCTCCAACAAAGTATGTGTCTGATGAATAGTTTCCGCCAGTTATACTCAATGGTTGCATAATTGTAATATCGAACGTAGTTGTTAATATTCCATAGGCTACCGTTATCGTATTTGTTTTTGGAGAACTGCTGTCAAACCCAGAATATGTACAATCCTTTGTAACGTCTATAGTGTTTCCATCACTTAACGTTGCAGTCACCACAATACCTGTAGAATCAAATTCTTTTCCTATGTGATAATTCACCTTGCTTGGCATAGTCGTTACTGATATGGCGGTAATAGAAGCTTCTGAGACGGAAATCTCAAATGTTGTGGTTTTGCCGGATGCGGTAACGGTTATGGTCTTTGTGCCTGCGGAACTGCTGTCAAATCCTGATAATTCATAATCGGTAGTGGATTCTGATGTTCCATCATTGTATGTCTTTGATACTTCAAGTCCTGTGCTGTCGAATAATTCACCCTGATAGTACGTGGTCTTATTTGGCATTTTTGACACAGTAATTCCAGTGACGTATTTGTCTTCAACAAATTTCTCATAGCTAACTATCTGCGACACACCTGCGTTTTTTACTAGAATCGAAATTGGCACTGTAGAAGTTACGGAAATAGTCAGATATGTTATGGTTTTGCCGTCAATGATTGATGACATGCCAGTGTACGAACTGCTTGTAGGTATCTGAATAACATTGATAAATAATGTCTGTCCTTCTATCAGAAATACTTCGTATTTCAGCGCATATGACGATGATGTGCTTGAATAATGTACGTATCCTTCAACTCTGATTTTGATGAATCTTTTTCCCGACGTAAGTGTTCCTTCCTGTCGGTAAATATAATAAACCGCGCCATCCCTACGCCAGATTTTGAGTTGTTCGGCGTTTTGCCCAAATCCGATGAAATTGTTTCCAGAAACATATATGGTACTGGCGGTCTTTCCTGCGTAGGTAAACCAATCAACGCCTGTGACGCTAACTACATCCTCGTCGTGTTTTGTGTTGTTGACAACAGCAGTCATCCCGGCCGTCGTATTCAATAAACTGTCAAAAGATACTGTATCTGCCATAATCATCCTCCCGTTATAAAATAAAAGAGCACATGAGCTGCGACACCCATGCGCTCTGGTTGTTAGTATTCGATCAGTGCAATTCGGATGCTTGAATAAAACACCATCCCTCTTTTTTTATCAATTTCATTGATTGTAAAGTCAATATCTGGAACATATACTTTTGCATTCGTATATGTATTTGTTTCGTCATTCCAGTAGGTGATATTTGCTTTACGCTCTTGCTTATTGATAATTGAGGAATTCATTACATTTTGAATTTTTATTTTTTCTTCTAGGGTTAAATCGTCAACTGTTTCAAATTCTATCTTTGTACGATAATGCGGGAGTGTGTCCCTGTGCAAATATCCTTTCATATCTGTCCACGGATCATTTTCAAGTCTTTGATTCGGTGTGCTTTTCCATGTTGCTCTTTTGATAAATTCATGTGGAAATTCTTGAGTCCCGAATTTTAATAACCATCCCTGAAAATTCCCTGAACTAAATTCGCTCATGTGCTCACCTACCCTTCAAAGATTCCGAAGCCTGTCCGGTTCCTGTATTGTCCGTTCTGATCGCGAAGCCAGCGGATAAATTCATTTCCGTCAATATTTAATACGATATACTGAGGCGAACCACTACCGCCATTTCCAGATTCTTTCAAAGCTTCCATCATTGCCTGTTTCATCGTCGACAGTGGAGATACAACCTCTGTCTCACGCTTGTTATCACCGAGGATTGCTGCAAACTCTCCGGCGTTACGTGGCACGACTGTACCTTTTGCCAGGTACGGAATCTGTGGTGCTGTCATGGTCGGAATTGTAAATCCCCAGGTACTTCCTCCAATCTTAGGTACCCAGTTCGGAACCTTTATCTTCAAATGGTTTAAAACTCCAATAGCTGTATTGACACCTGAGATAATTCCACGAATCATTCCATTAATTAGTGCAATAACCCCATTGATAGGCACTTTTGCAATTCCTACCAGTGCTTCGAACACGCCTTTGAAGATATTCTTTACACCTTCCCACGCACGTTTCCAGTCACCTGTAAATACGCCAACAATAAAATCAATAACTCCTCCAAGAGCTTTTAAGATTCCGGCAACTACTTCCGCTACCGAAGCAAACAATTCCAGAAATACATTGCCAACAATGCTAAGAGCGCTTGCTATTTGTGGAGCCACATTGCCAATAATGAACTTAACCAATGGTACTAATACGTTTTCCCATAGAACTTTCAGTGCATCTACGATTTTTCCGATAAGTTCGATTGCATTATGTATAACATCGCCTACCGGCCCTGCCATGATCTCACTAATCTTAGCTGCTAATTGGTCTAATACAGGCACTATATAGCTGTTGTAGGCATTTAAAAATACTGTGAGTATTTCAGATAGCCCGTTAGCAAGAGAATCGAAGAAAGGCTTGATATGAGCATCATACATGGCAATAAGTTCATCCATAGCAATCTGCCACGCATCCGCGATAGCTGTAATCACTGTTTCTATTGGCTGTAATGTATTCTCAATAGTCTGTTTAATCAGTTCGGCATTTTCCTGTAATGGAACCAGGAGCAGATTGATGGAATCTCTGAGCATCTGCCCGGATAACGTCATTGCCGTCATAATAGTATCTGATATGACTTGTATCACACTTCCTATGATGTTCTGTGTGGTCTGTCCACCAAACACAGAGAATATATCTGCGAAAACTACTGATAAATCACCTATTTCATCTGCGATTTCTCCAGCAACATCAAACATCCTGATGATAAATTTCTTGATTCGGTCAACATTCTTTGACAGATAAGATTCTATTCCCCCAACAAGTGCAGTTGCCAGAGTAAGTCCAACCTTTGCTATTGATCCGGCTATCTTTCCAAGATTCTTAACTACTTTTTTTGCAAATTCTGAAGCAGCTTTCTTGACATCAGGATCCGTAAAAATATCTGTCAGATACTTCTTGATATTCCCAAGGTCGCTGATTAGCTCATTCAGCATCGGCTTGTAGTCTCCAAGTCCCTCAAAGAACCCGCCCTTGAAGATGTCTCCAAGTTCTTTTAGCTTTTTCGCCAGTTTTCCTACTGCGCTGGTTGCCTTGTCTGCTTCGTCTGACACATCAGCAAGCTTTCCGTAGTCCACGTTGCCAATATCCCCGATGCCTATATCTGATATAGCCGGAGTCTTTGTTGAGTCGGACGTGTCTGAGCTATCCTTACCTATGACATTCAACTCGTCAAACGATGCAATGTTCTTCTTCAGTGCCTTATTCTGCTTTTTCAGTGCTCCTGTGCTGTCCTTCGTGGAATCTGTTACATTCTGCGTGGCATCAGCCAGACTATCAGCTCCATCCGCAGCACTGCCATAAGCATCTTCTGTGGCTGACAGATCAGTTCCGGTAAGTCCCGCTCCACTGGCTCCCGTCTGCCCGGATGATTTGTTTCCGGTTATCAGTTCCGTAAAGGACTTAAAAGCATTTGCTACTGTTGCTAGTTTTTCCAGCAATGTGTTAATCACCTTGATAACCGGCGTAAAGATATTAATCAATCCCTGTCCGATCGTTGCTTTAAGAGACTGAATTTGCAACTGCATTACCCTAACCTGGTTCGCCCAGGAGCCGGATGTTCGTGCAAAATCTCCAGAAGCTGCTGAAAGCTGTTCTGTTACGAATTTAAGACGTAATGCAACCTTTTCCTGTTCGGTCATTTTAGATGTGGTCTTGTCATATCCATTTGCCAGTGCATACTGGTCAAGGGCTGTCTGTGTCATTACAACGCCAAGGTCTTTTAAGGTCTCTGTTTCGCCCGTAAACACTGATTTCAGCTTAGTATAAGCCAAGTCCTGACTGATGTTATAGAATGATGCCACATCACCAGTTAGCTGTGTTAGAGCTGTTGACATATCGTAAGCTTGTGCTTCTGAGAATCCGAACGACTTTGACATTGCTCCGAATGTACCGACATACTGCTTCGCCATTGTTTCAGATAATCCGGCTGAGGTCATGGCGTTCTTCGCAAATTCATTAACCTTATCAGACATGGTGGTAAATGTAACATCAACCACATTCTGAACTTCTGCGAGGTCGGAACCGAGTTCCACGCACTCTTTCCCAAACTGTACCAACTTGCCAACCGCAAAAGCCCCGCCAATCAGCAGACCGATTTTTCTTACAGCACTTCCAAGGCCGTTAAATGACTTTTTTATTGCAGACACGCCGTTCTGTACGCCAGACGTGTCCATTCTGGTATCAATAATGACTGAGCCATCAGCAGCCATGTGTCCACCTCCTAACTATTTGAGGTTAAGCATCTCGTTAAGCTTATCTTTATAAGCCTGTTCCTCTTCAGAGAGACGCGTTTTTATATCAATAAGATTCTTGTTATCATGGTAGAATTTCTTTTCCCATTTATCTAATCTTTCGCCAAATGCTTTTTTTGATCGAATCCCGATAACTGTATTAAGCAAGCATTCTCCTGCTTCCATGAAATATGAAAAAAATGTCCACCAATGTATATAAGGTACCGCTCTAACTTCGCTATGAATTACCTTGTTTACCGCCGGAATAATCATTTCCCCGTCCTGTTCCCAGTCCATCAAGCGTGGCTTCGACTTTCCCGAATCGTCGTCCGTCTGTCCGCAGTCAATAAATTCACAAGCCTTCTTACAAGCCTCTTCTACGTTCTCTGGTGGAATGCTTTCCCAGTCTTCATAGAGGATCTTCAGCATTACTATTTTTTTTCCGTAGTTGTCAAGATTCGGGTCGTTCTGTGCAATCAGAATATCTATGATTGCTCGAAAATCCGTTCTGATAGAAAAATCCACCCCACTGATATTTAGTGAGGTGGGTAACTCGTAAGCGGTCATTTTGTGTATTTCTCCGTATACTTATCGACAGTAGCCTGCATTTTTTTCTTTCTTTTTTCGATTTCCGGTGCAATTGCTTCTGAAATCTTATCAAGTATGATATATGCAAAAACCTGACCGTTTGGGAATACAGTTGTCGCGGTGATCGGTTCTTTGAATAAATCCATTGAAGCTTCGTATCCTAACAGATAGTTCATTTTATCTTCAATCTGCTTGTTCAGATCCGCCATTTCTTTACTTGATGTAACCTTCTGAATACTGTCCTGCATCTGTTCGAAAAATGGTTCGATTTCCTCTGCTCTTGCTGCAACATTAATGTCGGTAGGATTTATCTTAAATGAAGAAAATACTTCTCCCTGCTTGTTTGTGAATGTAAAAATAAGAAATCCATCATCAATGTTTGTGTTAATTGTCTTTGCCATTTTCTACGCCCTCCTAAAAAATTATTCGCTGTCAGCTGTGAATGAGCCGGAAGTAATGTCAAATTTACCTTTGACGCGCCCTCCAACGTAATTAACTGTGAACGGAATCTGATAGCCGGATGTATCACCGCCGTAGGAAGTCGGCACAACATGACAATCCTGCTTGTATGCTTCGTATTTACCGGCTGTTGCTTCTTTCCAGAGATGTACTTCAACTGCACTTGTTTTCAAATTATCGTCTTTAAGACGTTCATCAACGATCTGCTGAAGCTTTTCGAACAAGTCTGATGTGGTGTCCGCATAAAACGGATCAGCGTCAGAAGAAGCTTCGTAGCCGTTATGCTTGAATGTGGATTCTCCGAGAATGTTTTTAGATGTTTCAGTATCTGGATTGAGTTCTACGTTATACTCTTCCAGATCTTTTCCAAGACGCTCATATTTCGGTGTCAGTCCTCCGCAGAGGGAACCTGAATCAATGTAATGAGCCATATATTTACGGTCAATTTTTCCTGTTACTGGCATAGAAATGTCCTTTCTGCCTATCATTTTTAAAAGGCTGTGTAGGTTAGCGACTATCTCTAATTGATAGCCGGTTGTTACGTTATATTACTTCATAAGTATTTTCGTAGCGTACTGACAATGGCAATAACCAGTCCTGTACGCCACTCTCCTGTGGCTCTAAACCATAGGAATTATCACGAGTGATACGTTTTATTACTCTTCCTTGCGAAAGCTCTGGAAAAGCAGATAAGCGTGTCTCAGAGTCATTTATAATAACTGGTTCTCGACATATCCATTTACCGAGACTGTCCAGAAACTTCTGAACAGATAACTTCTGCCGTTCTTTGTCGGATGCCGTTCGATAAACCACATAAAATGGGTACTGGCACACCTGATGCATTGTTCCACAAACATCTTCTTTTTCTGAATAGACCAACGCCCCGTTGTCTGCCGAGAATGCAATTCCTGATTCCTTGCCGAGTTCCTCAAATTTGATTGTTTCATTATCGTACAGTCCCGGATACTGGTTCAGAAGTGCCTTCATGGCGTCTGTCAAAATTTCATATCCGGTTGCATCTTTGCCAATTGGCTTATCTGCCATGTCGTCCACCTCCTGCTTGTGCTTTTACTTTGCGAATCCACGTACTGCCGTATTGTCGTTTTGCGGCATCAAACCAATGGGCTTGTGCCCGTGGGTGCGCCTGTCTGGTGTATTCAAGATTTTCCTTTGCGGCTGTCTGTCCGGAGAACTGACTAACGAGAACTTTCTTTGCTCCACGTCTTGCGTAAGGGCTTCCGGTTGATTCGTCAACCATGGTTTTGCCCTCATACAGAAAGCGCCCGTATGGAGCCGCCGCCGCACACACTTTCCCAGTTCCTTGCAAGGATGTACTCTCAACTCTTGTTCGATTGATAAAGTCCCCTGTAATCATCGGCATAAACGGTGCCATACTATCCATGACCATTCCATCAAGGAGATACTGAGCTTCTTGATACTGTCTGGAGAATCTATCCATATTCAGTTTAATTTTCATATCTCCATCAACTACAGAGAATCCTTTAAAATGATGAATTTTACTCATATCACTTACCCAGAATCTCAAAATGTGGAATCAGTGTATACGGACCGCCTACACTGGTAATCTTGAACACGTTGTCCCTGTTCTCATTCATGTACTGGTAGAATCCGTTTCGATAATCGCCATCGGTTACTATTCCACCAGTCCACTCACCCTCCCAGAAGAACGATTCATCTGAGAATGTGATAGTGTCTTCCAGAGCGTTGTTAATCTGCCTTTTCCACTCTTTAGGCAGCACCCATGGAAGGATCTTGCCATCTTTATCGGTAATGGTTATATCGCCGTTCTGGACAGTATAACGGATGTGTAACTGTGCGTTGTCAGTTGCATCTGGTCCGTACTTTTTAAGGATTGCTCCCTTGTCCGTAATAAGGTCGACACCGGATAAAACATGAGGATACCAGTATGCATCTCCAGTTGTTTTGCTTTCGTAATAGTTGAAAACTGTTACTGTTTTGCTATACATGATACCCTCCTATCCCTCACATATTGCTTTTGAAAATCTATCAGAGAATGATTTTATTCGGACAATATTACCCTTACACTCTTCCGGCATTTTCCCGTAAAAGATAATACTTTCTGGGTGTAACTTCTCAATCATGGCATTGTAACCAGAAAGAAACAGTTCTTTCTTTTTCTTTCCATTCATACAACCAACAGAAGATACTGCAATTGTTCCGCCCTCTGGCTCCCCATCGAAACACCAATCGTAAGAATCCGGCGTGCTCCATGAGATTGTTGGAATCACGCGGCAACCATATTCTTGCAGATATGCACCTATCCAGTGTTTTCGGTAATGATTGTATATCTGGATAGCTTTCGGAAAATCGGTGTAGGTGCTGAAATCTGGTGTTAGAATGTACCGGAATTTACTCAGCTTATCAACATATCTGTCTGGGTTCCTCCATAATGCGTCAAACTGGTAATCATCAAGAAAAAAGTGAACCGCTTTTTCTTCTGGATTCGTGCATTTTCCTCTGGCATAATTGAATCCGACAAACTCGCAGTTACCCTCGAACGATTCCGGTTCTATCTGCGGTATACCGTATTCGCCGACACCGGGGAAGATGCGGCGATTTAGATTTTCGTAAGCTATACTTGTCTCTCGGTTTGCCATAGATTACTTCTTTCCGCTTCCAAAGAACCACGAATCAAAGTTTTTCATTCTACGCTTTCTAGCTCTGTCATAAGTGGTAGTAGTGCGGCTTGTATCGTGTAAAGCACTTACATCGCCTTTTTCAGAAGCCTTTGAAAATTTGTGCATTTCATCTCTCATAGCTACGCTGGCATTAACTAATTTTCGATGTTCTATAGCAAGCCTTTGATTTTTAAATAACGCTTCTGCACTTCCAAGTTTTGCGATTTTTCTTTTACTCTCGCTTAATCTGTCATTTATATAATTCATTGTCTTTACTGCTTCACTCTTTGTCTTGATTGACTTAAAGTAGCTAGTGTTTTCCGAATTAATGACCTTCTCAAGTTTACTGTCTTTTTTAACAGTTCCGCTTCCCCTTAAAGCATCGCTTTTTTTTGAAGAATTAAAGTACACCTTCGCAATAAGCTTAGAAACTGGCTTCTCGTTATTTAACCCACTACTTCCACCACGTCCACCCATAAAGTCACTCTTTCTGCACTGTCTGTTTAATAATCTGATTCACACCGGTAGCCGACAGTCCATTAAACATACCGACTGCGACTGCCGTGATATAATCCGTTGCCGGGAAATCCGGGATAATTCCCATCCCGACCGCTCCGAGAACACCACCAATAATCGCCATGATTACCGGAATCCATTCATCAGAGATTCTTTTTGATGCTTTACAGCCCATTCCTACGATGTAGCAAATCATAACGATCGCTATACATGAGCCAAGTGTTGAAATGTCCATAATCATACCTCCAAATCAACTTTTTCCATAACTGCCCTTGCTTCCAGAACAGCAATATAATCC